TCCCATTGTGGGACTGCTTTGGCTTGCAACTTTTCTTTGCACGCGCTTACCTTAATCGAGGTGACGTCATGTCCATCAAAGCTCGCTCTTCAACGGAAAGTTATTCAAGAGTCATTTTACACAACTCTTCTACCGTTGTCGATGACACCCTGTCTTACCCTTCTGTTCACGAGGTTATTTCCTCCGAAAACGTTAGGTTTAAAGGCATCGGAAACGTTTCCCATTTGTCCACTCGCATTTTACATGCGGAAAATGGACATACCTTTTATGGGGGCAATTCTGGGACGAGCGATGTATGGAAGTCGACTCCGTGTGCTTTCGGCGTAGGTATGCTAGATTCTCTACCCGTAGAGGGTGTGGATCTTAACGCATTACGTCGAGAAGCATTCGCGGCTATGAAGCCGTCAATGGAGTCAGGTTTTTCGGCAACCAACTTTTTATTAGAGTTGGCTGATTTGAAGACCCTGTTTCGACTATGGGATCCTTCAAAGAATTACATACGCAATATTGCTGCGGGAAATTTGTCTTATCACTACGGTTGGAAACAATCCGTGCGTGATGCAAAAGACATTTACCAACGCTTGCGTAACTTTGAAGAAAAGCTCGATTCATTTATCAAGAATGAAGGAGCACCCCAGAAACGTCACTTTAGGAAAAGTATTGCGACTTCAGCGGCCGATGTGGAGGCCCCATTTACTTCATGGGGCAATGATAGGGTAAAATATGTTTATACGTACAATACCCCTACCACATACACAGCTACCATGAGATACAGGTACTTTTTACCTGATATTTCTCGTGATGCTTTACGCGTCCGCGCACTAGCAGACCACTGGGGCTTAAAAGTGAATGCTTCCACTATTTGGAATGCGATCCCACTTAGCTTCGTAGTGGATTGGTTTGTCCGGGTTGGGGATTTCCTTAGTCAGTTTGATGATAATTACATCGAACCTGACGTTCAGATTCTCGATTTTTGTGAATCTGTAAAAAGGAATATCACGACAAAAGTTTATTGTCGTCGCAATGTTGCGAACCCTAACAATTCTGCTTGGTGTTTGTCGCACACTGTCCAGCATCGATCCTATAATAGGAATCGTGCTTATCCTAATCTCTCAGGTTGGATCCCTGTTGAGATTGACCAAGGTGGTTGGGACATTACAAGGTACAGTCTTGCAGCAAGCCTCTTCATTGTCCGTTGGTAAACGAACGTTAACCCATTACTGCCGGGATGGCAGCAATAAGGAGAAGAAATGGCTTTTGACAACAATGTTGTAATAGCGGATAGCGTTCCGGCAAATCAGACATATAGTCTGATTTCAATGAATTCCGGAAAAAGCGTGCGTAGCAATGCTGCACGCCCCGTCGCTGAACCTTGTATCCTCACAATTTCGCATGAGGCTATCAAGAAGGCGACAAAAACGCATTACCGCCACCTGGTCCGTATCGACTTGACCGAGTTGGATGTTGACGGTGTGACCTCTTTTGGAGGTTATGTATACATCGTCATAGGCAATGACTCGTTAGTCATCACTGAAAATAACATCCAGGATCTCGTCGTTCAAATGAAGAATTTTCTGACAACTTCTAACGTCACCAAATTGCTTCATAACGAACCTTAATTGTTGTCGAGCTGTTTGGGAGGTTTTCCATTTTGGATGGTAACCTGAAAAGCCTCGACTGTTATGTCCTTCTCTTCGAGGCCTTGATTGTTCAAGACCTCACGCGTACTTGGGGTATGCAAGCCCTTCTCTTAAAAGATTTTGAAACTCTCAAGAGAAGATCCTCCTGTGAAGGTTTATCCTTCTTAACCAAGACTCTACCAAAGTTCGGCAAGGAAATTGACCAAGCCTTATTAGGTAAACCGCTTAACTCACGGTTCTTTAAATCGATCCGTGGGTCGTCGCTCCCCGTATTTCTGCAGGGATTGACTCGGTACGTCTTTGATGACAGGGGGGAAGTGCTTCCTAACCCTTCGTATGCCGCATTAAACGATCTGCGGCAAGTTTGTTTCCTTCTCTATAAACTGGAGTTGCCATATGCTGAGAAATTACAGCATGAAACCTTTAATCGATTTGTTGAATACGATCAAGGTCTTCATGGTCACTCTGATTCTTTTAAAGACCCTCTTATTAATACTTTTGAAAATAGGGTTCTTAGAGAAGGAAGATCTCTCATCACTGCCATTTTTGGATCATTTGTTGTTAGAGATAATGACTTTCGTCCAAAACATGGCCCAGGTGCTGTAGCTACAGGAGAACAACCTTTTGACAAATTTAATTTCAAGAGGTATTACGCTGATTTAGCGCAATTGTTCCCTTATGAAGAGAACTTCTTCTGTTCGCCAACGCATTTGGTAGACCACTTAGACGATTTTCTTAACTTTGAAGAACTTGAAAAAGGTACTTCAAAAGTCGTCTTAGTTCCCAAAGATTCGAGAGGTCCACGTCTGATAGCTATGGAGCCCCTTGAGTACCAATGGATACAACAAGGGATAAAAGATAAACTCTATAATCATATAGAGTCCCATGAATTGACTGCTGGTTATGTAAATTTTACGAACCAAAACGTCAATAGGGATCTTGCTCTAGAAGCTTCATCATGTCAAAATTATGCTACTCTTGACATGAAAGACGCGTCAGACAGTGTAACAGTTGCCCTTGTTAAGGATTTACTCCCTTCTGGGTGTGACCTTTTACAATGCTTAATGCACTCAAGGTCGACTGAAGCCCTGTTGCCCGATGGGCGTCGGATTGTTTTAAACAAATTCGCGCCAATGGGTTCAGCTGTATGTTTCCCAGTCGAAGCCATTGTTTTTTGGGCGCTTGCTTCTGCCTACATCACTGTTTGGACAGAAGGTCGTGTTAAAGGGAACAAAGTCGTTTATGTTTATGGAGATGACATCATAGTCCCTAATGAGTATGCAAAATTGCTCATAGAAGGATTTCCACATTTTGGATTGCTGTTTAACCAGGATAAATGTTGCTATTCTGGCAATTTCAGAGAATCCTGTGGTTGTGATGCGTTTTTTGGTGAAGATGTGACTCCAATTAAGATAAAGTCAACATTAACACCTCTCCACAGACATGATGGCCGGAAGCTTACTTCTCTTG